ACAACATTATTTGTAGTATCCAAGATTTCTCGAATAGCCGGAAGATACTTATCATTATCTAATAAAGATTTCTTCATATATTCAATTGTAAAATAATAATGTGGGTATTGGGATAAATCGTCGACGCCGATTCCGTCGCCTATATCTCTAACAAAGAAAGTCATCATATCTGAATAACGACCTTCTACTTCTCTACCTATCCATTGATCTTTTCCGTACATTTTTTTTATATATTATAATAAATTTATTTGTATTATCCAAATGAAAAGAACTTATTTACATTATTATTTTCTGGCAAATTATCCCAATTCATTGCTAGATAAAAATCATCTATTTTGCCTCTTAATGCACTGTTAAATATTTTATTTCTATCGATATATTTTTTAACAAATTCTGTTAATTGTCTTGGGTCTTCATATCCTCTTAATGCAATAGTATCAAAACCCATTGCATTTGTCTTAAGATATGCCCATTTAATTTTATCTCCATCATTAATAGCTTCGAATTTTTTCTCGATACCTAAATGATGTAACATATCATTATAATTGATAGAAGATTTAACATGAATTGGCGTTCCTTTTAAATAACCAGCAAACGGCTTCCTCTTTTTGGTGTATTTACTAATCTCTTTTACTCCTGTATTGTTCATCACGTTTAAAATATCAGAGTCTTGTATTTTATCCTTAAATTCCATTATCATATCAGTAGTATCTAATTTTGATCTTTGTTTTAATATATACCAAAGTGTCTCTTCCATTATTTCTTTAAAATCTACTGGAAAAGATGATCTGACTACGTCTAAACCTTTTATATCCAGTTTATCAGTTGGTTTTCCTTCTTTAAATATCACCCATTGAGCATACCGCTTTTTTGCAATCCACACGCCAGATTTTGCTACATATTCTTGTTTAATCTGGAACCTATGTTCTTTTGTGTTATGAAAATATAATGAATATTGATTATACATTTCATTTACATGATTTTGAATTTCAGCTGCTACTTCATTTGTTTTTTCGATCATGAATTGTTCATCATTTTCATCAAAATTAGGATATCGTTTTTCTATAAGTGGTAAACTAGAAACAAATGTTGAATCTGTGTCTGTATAGAATGAAAAATCTACTCTTTTACCTGTAGCATTTCTAAAATTGTTTTTGCCTGTTTCTTTTTTATAATAAGCATTAATGACCTTCGCAGAAAACTTAATTACACTTTGTCCTGTTGCTGTAATTGCTCCTGCATTATCTAAGTCATGAAACCTAAATGTTTTTAATCCTAATACTCCATAAAACTTATTAAGTAGTGTTTTTTGTGCTAATTGCTCTGCATCATAAAATTTATATTTTTCAGATCCTACTTTGTGCTTATCTCTTTCAGTTTTAAACTCAACACGTTCAGCAAACCACTTTTTTAATATTCTAGGTAGAAATCCTATACTCCTAGTATCATATACAACCCCGTTACTTGCTACTGTAAATTTATTTTTAATTAACCATTGTTTTACGTCATCAATTGGTTGTCCGTTAATTTTTACACTAACTGGGTCTTTCTTTAATAAACATTCTTGTTTCCAATTGGAAATAACGCCAACTTTAGTTTCAGGCGATATATTAAGACTCATTATTATACTAGGATATAGTGAAGTTAAATCTAAATCATATATCCATTTATATAATCCTGGTGTTGGTGGCATTACATATGCTCCTGCTAATTTATCTTGTCGTTCTTCTTCAACAAACCTAAATTGTTTATTTGGAGCTACTAATCCATTTCTTTTTAAATCTACTATTGCTGCGCCATCTAAATATTTAGATGAATAATATACATCTTCATAAGGAACATGTCCTTTGTGGCATATAGTTCTTGCTAAATTAATTAATTGTAACTTTTCATCTAATTCAAAAACCAAATCAACATCAGTCATGTTATATTCTATAAATTTATTAATATCTGTTTCAAATAATAAATCTAAATCTCCTTCATATTCAACTTTGCCTTTACCTAGCTCAAATTTAGCTATTGTGTCTAATCGGTAATTAGGTCTTTCATTTCCTGGTTGTGCTTTATAGAGTGGTAAATAATCTAAACTTGATACTCCAAATATTTTATATTTTTCACGATGTTTATTCCACTCCACAATTCCAACAGGAGATAATTTTTTTACTGACTTTGGGCCTAGCACTTTTTTAATACGATTTACTAAATATGGTATATCATATCCATCTGTATTCCACCCGGTAATTACTGTTGGTTGTATTTCTGAAAAGTAATTAATAAATTTGATTAGCATATCGGCTTCAGTACCAAAAGATTCGATAGTTACACTATCTCCATAAATTACATCATCGGATAGTCGTTTACGTTCATCTAAAACTAGAACTCTTCGGTCTTTACCTGTTTTATCATAATATGCTATGGAAGTTATTTGGGTTCGAACATCTTCTGGAGTTGAATACCCATATTCGTCTTTTGCTGTTTCTATATCAAAAAAGAAGTCAGAATGTCCAGTAGACACTTTATCTGAATCATGATATAAATCTATTAATGTTCTGACTTCTTCATTTAAGTCAGATTCATATGCATTCCTATTATCTTTGTGATTTCCTGCTGTTTTGCTTAATTTTTGTCCATTCAATGAAACGTATTTTCCATTCTCATCTGGAAGATATCCATATGGCTGAAAATTTATTGTTTTGTGGCCTAATTCATCGTCCCATACATGCATTGTATTTGTCTTTTTGTGAAATGCTATATTTTGATACATTTATTTATTTCTTCTTTCTTTTCTGATTATTAAATTTCCGTCCATTATATATCTAATTTGTTCATAAGGATATTCGCATTCACATAATCTATAAGCTCTTTCATATAAATTTAATGCTTTTTTATATTCTTCTTGTCTAAATAAGGTATCAGCTTTATTTAAAACTTTCTGAATTTGTTTTATTTCATCTTTTGTTTGTGCGTTAAAACACAAAGAAATAAAACAAATTATTAATATTAGCCAACATTTTTTCATGATTTTCTTTGTTTATATATTATATACATCCCGTATACATTAATTGTTATAATAACTAAGCTTAATACTAAGTGGCTAAAATTATTAATAAAAAAATCATATACTATCCATCCAGTATCGCCTATAATCCAAGCAATCATTGCGTATAATGTATATTGGCGAGCATTGAATATATACCCTATTAATACTAATCCTGTGCTGACCCATCCTAATAAATCTATCATACTTTATATATATTTTTATAATTTCTACAATGACCATTTTCGTCATCCATACCATATCCCACGACCCATTCATCTCCAATAGTCATTACATCATATATTGGCGCATCTATTTTATGTAGAGAATTTTTTCTTTTTAATAATGTAACAACATTAATTGATTTTGGTTTTTTAACTCTCAAATAATTTACAACTGCATTTACAGTATTTCCTGTATCATAAATATCATCAATAACGTAAACGTGTTTTCCTTTAATTGGAGTCTCTAAATCTTTTGTAATTTCAATATCGCCTTGTTTTCTTTTTGTTATATATGATTTTACTCTCATAAAATCACACTCTAAATCAATATCCATTGCACGGATAAAATCAACAAAAAATACAGCTCCGCCATTTAATATACAAATTGCAACTACTGGTGTTTTGTCGAATTTGTGGTCGTCTGCTAATTGTTTAGCTAGTATTTTTATTTTAATACTTAATTCTTGTTCGTCTATTAATTTTTTCATTGTTCTATTGATACCATTGATATTTCCATTTCTCTAACCAAAATATATTCTTCATCATCTAATTTAACCTTTTTCTGGCTGCCCAAATTATTTTTACTAATCAATATACGATCTCCTACTTTTACTGTCATAGGGATTCTATTGCCTGTTTGTGTAAATAATCCAGCACCTACAGACACTACGTCGGCATATACAAATTCTTCATCATATGCACCATCTACTAATATAATACCGCCTTCTGTTTTTTCTGCTTTTTCTTGTTCTTTTAAGAGCACTTGATCTCCAATTGGTTTCATTTTCATAATTATACTCCTCTTTCTGTGTTAAATGCTATTATATGATCCCTGCCTGTCATGTTATATCCTTCTTCTGCACACATTTGGAATACTAATGGATACATTAATATTAATTGTTCCCTTGTATCGCCGGCTGGCATTATAAATGTTTTTGATTTTGGTATTAACATTAACTTTCTAAAATCTTCTATTTCTTTTAAGTTAGATGCTGTTCCATCCCATACGGGTTTATAATGATAATCTTTATGGTATGACAATGTTTTAAAAATTGCATCTGAATTCAGTCTATACTTATTATGTTGTTTAATCATTCTTTCGTCTACCACCTTCCCACCCGGAGTAACTGCTCCTAGTTTTGGAATTGAGTTTGAAAACTTCGGTGAAAGAGATATTAAATCAATTGGATAATCGGTTTCTAAAAAATGAGATCCTTCTGTTTCAATTGTAACTAGTATTCCTCTTTTTTTAGCAAAATATGTTATTTCATTTACTAATGTTGAGTGCATTGTTGGTGATCCTCCAGTTAGCATCATTTCTTTTATATGAGGATTTTCATCATATATTTTAATAATATCATTAAAACAAAATGATCCTTTCTCCGGATGAATAGAAGTATACCAACTATCACACCATCCGCCTTCTCCAAAGTAGCATCGATGAGTACAACCCGTTGTTCTCACTGCTATTGTGGGTCTTCCAAACCTACTACCTTCACTCTGCACACATCTATACAATTCTAGTATAGGTAATGTTTTAGAATAATTTTCTATTCTTTTTAATACCCCAAATTTCCTACTTACTGCCGTATTTTCATTCATAATATATACTTGAGTTTTTATCGTTTTCAAAACATTCTACTTTAACAACCTTACATCTTCCAGCATCTGTTTTGGATAGAACTTCATTAAATTTGTCATAAACTATTTTAGCACAAGATTCAGCACCCATTCTTTCTAAGAAGTGTACTTTTGCTAATCCCATCTGTCCCATTTGTTCGAATATGTCTTTGTAAGGATCATCTTCTTGAATTAATAAGGTATGGTCCCACATATCATTCATCCAACTTTTTAAACCATTTCCTACAGGTGCATCTTTAAACCCACCATAATCTACAATCCAATTCATATCATCTAATCCATCATTTTCATCATCTGGTGTATTAGATTCAAACCATACTTTAAATTTTAAAGCATAACCATGTAATAGTTGACAATGTGAATGTTGTGCTTTCCATTGTCTTATTGCAACAGAGTAGTTGTCAAATATTTTTGTTGATTGAAATTTTCCCATTATACTAATTCTTCTACTATTCCTATAAATTCACTAAATACTAAAATACCTGCTGCTAAAGGTAAATCAAAAGGTATTATTATATAACCTAAAATTCTTATTCCTGATTTAATAAAACTTATTATTTGGTGTTTTTTTGCGTCTGGTTGTTTCATATATATTTATTTAATTAATTATAACCTCTTATAAATTCATAAAATTCATTTCTTGTAGCCGGATCATTTTTAAATGCACCTGTCACCTTCGAAGTTTTCATTGATGCTCCTCCGTGTTTAACTCCTCGACATTGTACACAATTATGAGTAGCTTCTATCATAACTGCTACTCCATTGTTATTACATATAATAGTATCTATAGAATTGTGTATTGCAACTGTTAATTGTTCTTGTATTGCCCCTCTTCTAGAAAAATGTTCTACTAATCGATTTAATTTTGATAATCCGATAACTTTGCTATCTTTTCCAGGAATATAAGCTACATGAACTTTGCCTAATATAGTTTGGTGGTGGTGTGAACACATCGATGTTAATGGAATACCTCCTTCAAATACCATACCATCATAACCATCAGATGGAAATGCTGTAATATCAGGAGCTCCTTCATATCGACCAGCCCACAAATCATTTACATATGCTTTAGCAACACGCATCGGTGTATTATCTGAATTTGGATCTTCTTGCCAATGACACCCTAAAGCATCTAAAAAATTACCAAATGCATACGCTGCATTTTGTATCATTTGTTGTCTTTCTTGATCTGATAAAGGGCCTCCTGGGACAACTCCATTAGCGTATCCTTCTTTAACTAATTCAATACTATTTTTTATTGTCATGTTTTATATTTTCTTTGGTATTTTTTAATAATTGCGAAATACTGTTTATAGTATCCAAATTAATTCGTACCCACGTTTTATAATCTTTTTGTTGTATAATCAATTTACTACAATCTTCATATTCTTCTAATTTTTCTCCTATTTTAATTAGATATGATATAAAGTCCACGATATTTTTTTTATATCGTTTTAGACATAAATCATTGGTTATATGAAGTTGTAATGGTGATTGTTTTAATATAACTCTAACACATCGACGAAACATTTTACTGTCTACATTTTCTGGTTCTAAAAATTCAAATTTCATTTCTTTTATTTAATATAATAAAATTATCGGAGATATCCAAACCATAATATAATCTTGTTATCCAGTCGTCTTTTCTCATTATTGTATCTCGCAAGCTCCGCCGGCACAAGCTAATTCACCTGCTAGGTTGGTTTCATCTGTTATTTCTTCAATTTCAGAAAGATCTACTTCCATTAAATCTGAAATTAATGATTCATATTTCTCTTTAGTAATATCTTCAAGTGGTAGTTGTGGGTGGGTTGTATCACCGCCCCAGAATGGAAAAATAGCTAACCCATTATAAGAGTTTCTGTTTTCCCACATCCATTCTCCTGCAAGATCCCAGTCATCATTTTTTAGAGAAACAGTTGCAGATACATTATGAGTATTTGACCCAGTTCTGTGTCCAGCTTTTACCCATTCTGTTGCAACTTTTTTTACTCTTTCGAGCATATCAAAACAAGACTCTGTTCTAAAAATAGATCCAGATGGTGCTTTTTGTGGAGAACATATCCAAGCAGTATCATGAGGTCTTTCAATATCATCTTCTAATAGATTGGGATTTCTTTCAGCTAAATACCTATATATAGCTTCATTCTTTCCTACTTTAACTCTTCTTAAGAAATAATCATTATGCCATGCGTGTATTCCTGATGACGTTCCTAATGTTAATGATGTTGTTCCTGCTGGTTTTACTGTCGTACATCTTGCAGCTTTATTAATTCCAATTAATTTTGCAACTCTTGAATTTTCTCTTTTTACTACATCAGCTGCTTTTTTCATATCATACCCAAGAACTCTGCCACTTGCAATGCCAGTCATACTTACGCCAATTAAAGCTTCTTTCTCTGTGGTTTCTTGCCAAATTTCTCTTAAATAATGAAAATTAGTATATCCCGCTTGAAGTGTGCCTATAAATGCTGCGGCTTTGACTCTTTCATTTAAATCTTCTTGTGAATCAATATTACTAACATTGACTTCACATAAATTGCAAAATTGGTATGGTCTTAATGCTATTTCACAACATGGATTGGTTCCCCAATCTTTATCATTGCTGAGGTATATACCAGGGTCTCCTGACTTAGTTAACTCCATCCTTTTCCATAATGATAAAAAGAACTCTTTACTAATCTTATGTCTCATCAAAACCGCAGAATTATTAGCACGACCCCTTTGGCCATTTAATTCATACCATTTTCCTGATTTACAGCTAATCATTTCATTATCATCAGCCGAAAATAAAGATATAAGAGCTGCTCTACGAATACCACCGGCTAATACAGCATCTGCTATATAACAAATAATATCATGTACTTCTAAAGTATTTAACTGTTCTCCATCTTCTTTATTTTCTAAAAGTCCTGTTATTTTTAAAACACACTCTTTTAAAGGCTGTGGTCCTGGGGCTTTTCCTCCTGATGTTACTAATTGTGCTCCTTTTTGTCTAATATCAGAAAAGTCAAATTCAATTTTAGAACTTCGTCCATTTAAATAAGACTTCATTAAAACTTTTATTGCATCTGCCCATCCTTCAATTGAATCACCAATTAAAAATCTCTTTGTTCTTTTAGCATATGGTTTATTAATTGGAGGAAGTTTTGCTACATGATGTTTTTGAACTGAATATCCTACTCCTGTTCCACCTAAAAGTAAAAACATTGTTTCACTAAATGAGTCGATGTGGTCAATTGGTAAATATGCACAATTATAGACCCGGTTTGGAGACATTTCAATTGGTTTACCACCAAATTGCATGCTCCGCATTGATGGCAAAACTTTTTTGTCATAAACAAACTTATAAACATTATTAATCTGGTCTTTTAATGTAGGATATTTTTTAATATGCATGTTTTTATTCCTTGTAACCAATTCATCCCATGTTTCTCTTCTGTTCCACTCTGGAATGTATTTTGCATACTTCATATATACGGTAATGTCTGATAAGATTGTATTTGATATGTTCATTTATGACTCCTTTTGTTAATAATATTAGATAAAAAGTGGCCTTTTCTTATATAGGCCACATTCTATAATAAATATACTTATCAACCTAAACTTCCACCCAGATCTTTAAATTTTTGTGCTAAACTTTGTTTTAAAATATTCTCACCACTTTTCATTGTTTGTGTCGTTTGTTTTCCTTGAGATGTTTGTGGTTCAAAGAATTGAAATTGGCCATTGTTTGTGTTAATTTTACTTGGCAATGTTATTCCATCTGGTCCAAATCTGTTTTTTATAACATGTCCTCTACCAGTTCCTGATAATTTGTCTTCTACTTTTCTTGCAAGTGACATTAAGAAATCAGCAACCATTACTTTACCATATGATGATGCAATTTTATCTGCTTCAATAATGTCCATTTCTAATGCTGCTCTTCCTGCTTGGGATGCAGTCCATACTGGTATTTCATATTCTCCGGCCATTCCCCGCATTTCTTCATATAATTCTTCTAATGCTTCGTGTTTGTCTTTTTTAGTATTTACTTTTAATAAATCACCATAATCTACTATTACTAAATCTGGATTATTTCCTAACATTACAGTTTTTTCAATATGAGCTTTAATTCCCATTATCCCTGTAGATTTAGTTGGATAATATTTTATGATCAACTCTCCTGCTAATGTTTCTAATTTTTCTTCGATGTCATCTGTGTAATTTTTTAAATTTTGTGCTGCAATACCTGTTATTACACTATCGTATCTTTGGCCTACATATGTGTCATTTAACTCCAATGTATAATGTATAACTGTTTTTCCTTGTTTTATTGCATTTGCTCCAATATTGATAAGCAACCAAGATTTTCCAATTCCTGCTGGCGCCATTACAACTCCCAATTCTCCTTTGCCTAATCCACCATCCATTAAATCATCAATTACATCCCAACCTGTTCTAATAGTATCTCGTGCTGCATTTGTATATCTTGCTACTACCTCTTTTTTATATTCATGTCCAATGTCAGTGTCAGCTCCTGCTTTCATAGCAGAATCAATTTTGCTTTTTATTTCATCATAATTGCCCATTTGCAATAAATTAACAGAATCCATAATAGCTCTTTTAATTTCTTGGTTTTTACAAAATTTTAATATTTCATCTTTTACAAATGTTAAGTCATCTGACTCCATATACCGAAATATATCCTTTAATTGTTCTAAAATAGCTGTTTTAAATACATCATCTGTAATTCCTGTTATTTTAACTTTTAATACATCTTTACTTGGTGGAGTTTTATATTCTCTGAAATGATCTAATATAACATCTAATACCCAATTATTTGCATCTGATTCGAAATATTCAGGTTGTATAATATCTGCAATTTGTTGTAAAAATGAGCGGTCAATAAACATAGCAGCAAGCACTTTTACTTGAAACGACCAACCATACTCACTTAATTTATCTGTCATAACTTATTATATTAAAATAAAAACAGTAATCCAATACTATTTATGTGTTTGTTGTGCGAAGGCACTTAAAGAAAGCCAGGTGTTGTTTAGCCAATCTGGCATATTTTTCATAATGGACCACATTTTATCTTCCATAAATAATCTGCGAAATTCGACTTTATTTAATGTGGTTATCGGTGATTGTATTATGTTGCGAATATTTGATTTTGTTTGTGCTGGAATGTTTAATAAATTTAAATTCATTAAGTCCCAATTTTCTTCAATTAAATCTATATTATCTAACATTTTTTGATATGTTTTAGATTCATCTAATTTTTCTATACAATCGCCACGAAGGTCTGCTGGTGTATAATCTAATGATAATACTAAATCAGGAATGTGTTTTAATAATGTCTTTGGCCCTATTCCTTTAACGCCAGTAATGTTATCTGATTTGTCTCCGGTAAATGTTCTATACATTACATAATTTACTGGGTGTACTCCAAATTCTTCTATCACCATATCAATATCATACATTTTCTTTTTAATGGGAGACCATACTTGTATTCTATTGTCAATTAATTGATAAAAATCTCTATCTGTTGAAACAATTGTAAATTTACTTTGTTCTTCTTTTGGTTTTAACAAATCTTCATCAAACATTTCAATTATATATGCTATAGTATCATCTGCTTCTATTCCATCCATTGCTAAAAATGTAACAGGTAAACAATCTAAATATGAAACTATTCTGCTAAATTGTCGACGCATTTCTTCTTGTTCTTGGTCGACGGTTATATCATAATGATCGTGTCGTCTTAATTTTGTTTTATTAATTCGATTTGCTTTATAATCTTTATTTATTTTTCTTCTTCTTTTAGAACCACCTATTCCATCAAATACTACAATACAACGACTTGGTTTAAAGTCCCTTACACATTTTCCTATACTATATAAAAATCCGGTAATACCTCCTACGTGATCGCCATCTTCATTTGATGAAGGAGTTGCTGAGAATGCTCGAATAAAGGTATTTAGACCATCAAATATCATGATGTGATCATTGACGTCCGATGGCCTATCTGCCTTTTCTTTTTGTAACTGGTTAAATAATTCTTGATACTTATTCATTATCCTTCTTCGTTTATTACTTCTTCATCTACGACTACATCATCAATGCCACCGTCTACGCCGGCTACATATTTGAAGATATATGCTTCGCAAATTCGATTGTATAATCGATTATGGATATCTGTCTTGTTAATTATTTTTTCAGCGAAGTCTTTAGATTGAAATTTTATTTCTTCTAAAACCTCTCCGGTGTTAACATCTACGTCTTCATAAGTATACCAGGCTCCGCCTTGTTTTACTAGTTTGAAGTCTTTCATGATATTTAACCACCCTCCGTAATTATCAATTCCTGAATCGAAATATATATCATAATTAATAGAACGATGTGGAGGTCCCATTCTGTTTTTCACGATTGTGACCTTGGTTTTTATTCCTACCACTTGTTCTACACCATTTACTTTTGCTTTGATTTGTCCTAACGACTTCAGCCTTAATCTTACTGATGAGTGGAATGGTAATGCCTTACCTCCCGCTGTCGTCCATGGGTCTCCAAAACTAACACCTAACTTTGTTCTCAATTGATTTGTGAATATTAAACATATTCTTTCTCTTGCAATCCAGTTAGTTACCTTACGCATTGCTTTTGATAGAATAATGGATTTTGATGTCGCATAGCCATCTTTATCATATTCAGCTGCCATTTCGATTTTTGTAGATGCTCCCATTATTGAATCTACCACGATTGTTACCAATCGGTCTTTGTCTGATAGTCTTACATTGTCTACAATTGTTTCGATAGTTTCAAATATCTCCTCAACTGTTTCCATTGGAACATATAGCATTGATTTTAAATCAACTCCTATTGCTGTTAAGAATTCAGAGCTAGTTGCAGATTCAGTGTCAATATAAACTGCTAATCCGCCCCTCTTTTGTGTTTCTGCTAAGGTGTGGGCTGCAAGTAATGATTTACCTGAAGCTTCTAGTCCTGTTATTTCGGTAATTCTACCAACAGGAAAACCTCCGTTTGGCTTATTTGAAATGGCCAAATCTAGCATTGAACACCCAGATGAAATCCATTCATGCACATTTGTAGGTGCATCTTCATCTCCATCTAGAAAGAATGCAGTTTTGTAATTTTGACCCTTGAACTGTTTATTGATACTTGCAGCTAGTGTTTCAGCTAACGAGTCTTCCAGTTCGCTCTTTTTCTTCGCCATAGTATAGACTCCTATTGATTAAATAAATCATTAAATGCAGTTGCTACATCAGCTGTCTTTTTAGGTTCAGTTTTAGTAGTAGTTTCAGTTTTTGCTTCACCATTGGTTGTTGGTGTCGTAGTATCTGAATCAGCATTTTCTGGATTCATCCAATCTGCTAGTGCCTGTTCTAGTTCTTCATAAGTTGGCTCGGGAAATAAGTCTGTAATCTTTATTTGATTCATGACTTTTTCAGCTACGCCTTTATCTTCAGTTGCTGCTGAAGTATTTGGCTTGACTCTGATTGAAGTTTTTGGAAACCTCTCAGTGCCTTCTGCTGGTGTAAATTCTACTGTAATATCTCTACCATTCATTAGGTCGGTAATATCACCGTAGTCTGGGTCTGAAATTATTGAAAGCAATTCTGAGTATACGGTTTTTCCAAACCCCCAAAATTTAACTCCGTCAGATTCTTTACCTCTAACAATAACAGGAACATAAGTTCTCATCTTTGGCTCGATTTTTCTACCCATTATCCATTCGTCTTTATCACCTGTTTTCTTAAGCTTTTCAGCAAATTCTACTACAGGATCTGCATTGCCAAATGTGATAGGCGAAAGCATACTACGCTTTGCGATATCATAATGAAAATACATTTCTAGGAACGGGTTTTCTTTGCGATGTACATAAGGTACAATTCGAATCGTTTGTTTACCTGGTTCGGGTTTCCAAAGATTATTTCTTCTGTCGTCTGTCTTGTTTAATTGTGTAAGTTTTGCCTTTATGGCGTCTAAATCTAAACTCATTTTTTACTCCTTTATTAGTTAATTGTTTATATTGTTTAGTTATTAATTATAATATATGTAATTAATTCGTTAATTCAAAGTTATTCGTTAATTATTTTAAAAGTTCTGCATTCTCCACTCATAATCGTCTTTTTTAGCTTGATCATCTTCAGTATTTCCTGGGTTGATTTTATCTTCTATACCGGTGCTATCAAATTTTGTATCTTCTAATCCTCCACCAAATCTAATTCCACTTAATTCTATATCTAATGCTTGCTCTGCTCTTCTTCTATCAGCTGGGTTTATTATATTAATGCTAATTAATTTATTTACTATTTGTTTAACAGCATCGTCTATTTGTTGATCTTCCTGGACGATAGGTTTTTTGCCTTGATTTCCAAAGCCTAAATATTTTTCGTTTAATAGTGATTTTAATTTCATTATATTCCTTTTGCTTCTAAGTGCTTCATAACTGACTCATCGGTGATTCCATATTTTTCTGCTAATGGCTCATCACCTATGTTGACATATTTAATGCTTCCATCTGGATCTAATTCGATAGTTAAATCTATTTCATCTTTACCCATTTTAATTTCACAATCAAGTTTTATGTCAGATACAAATCTAGTTATATCAAATGAAGGGTGGCCATCGTCACCTGTAATATTTTGATCTTCAAGGTATGCTTCAAGATCTCCTAATACTTCTTCCAAAAAATGACTATCTAATGTTCCTTGTTTTTGCATAGTTACATCATGAAAATTTGTGTCTATTTGTACATAATTTACATTTATATCCCATTTTGGATTAGGAGTTAAATGGTCAAAGTTTCCACTTGACATTCGGGGGTCGTGAAAATTTCCAATTTCATTCAAATTCTTAGTTTTGAATCTCCGCATATTTTCTGCTAGTATATTTTTTTTCATTTTTTTTCTCATATTTTCTGCTATCCTTCACCTTCTCCTTCATATTGACAACTACCATCCTCTATCGTTGCTTCTGGATTATAATTTATTGCAGTAGGATCTGTACAACCAAGTATTGGTTCTCCTTCTCCTTCACCTTCTCCTTCACCTTCACCTTCTCCTTCACCTTCTCCTTCACCATCTCCACCTCCTTCATCTTCATATACACAAGTACCATCATCCACATTTGCCTCGGGGTTATAGTTTATGGCCTTATCATCTGTACAACCAAGTATCTCAACAAAAGGAGAAACCCAATCACCAGGTTCGGTAGGGAATGTTCCTAAACCAATTTCAAACACTGTTATATCACTAATAGTAATTGTCATTGAATTTTCTTCAGTCCATG